ATTCAAGTCCCGCGCTAGAGCCGTTAGGTTATCGACAAAGTACTTTTGGGCGTTATAGTCGTCCTCCGCTGGAACGCATTTCATGAGCGAATCCACGAAAATGTCCGTGATGCCGAGCTCCGTCACCGAGTACCTAGCCATCGCAATGACCTGCTTGGCCGTGGTCGTCCCCTGCTGGTCGTATAAGTACAGCCGGTCCTTCGCAAACAGCTCATACCGCTCTAGGACACGAGCCACAACCTTGTCGCGGGAGATAAACCCAGGCTGGTCAATGTTCAGCCCAGCGAACTGCCTTAGCATGCGGTAGATCGTCCGCTTAGGCTTCATCTCAAAACTAGCGATGCACACCTTACGGTTCAACTTCATTAAGTGCATAGCTATCTGGCCAGTGATCAGAGACTTGCCCCCGCCGTTCGAGCCTGCATATAGGGTTACCTCGCCCGGCCGGAACCGGAACGATGCATGCGTCTTCAGCCAGGGCATCGTGTAGCTATGGTCTACCTGTATCGGGGACAGTACCTCTTCCCAAATCTCGTCAATAATGTCCTGAGCCGTCTTGACATGGGTAGAGAGGTCCGGCGCCTGCAGGTACTTCTCTGTATCCACCTGGGACGAGTGAATGACCTGGTTGCGCCTAAAGTCATCAAACGCAGCAGCGCGGGCCATAAGGGACGATGAACTATCCTGCATAGGTAGCCGCCTCCCTGATACGATCCGCAGCTAGGGACAACCTCTGCTTGTCAACGTCCGATAAAACCTTGCCATGAGCCATATCAGTTGCCGCAATCGACACCACTAATGCCTCAAAGTTAATAATCTTTAACAGGTCAGTCGCATAGAACCTAGGCTTCGTCGGCTGCCCGCGGTGCCCGATCCGCTCCCGCTGTGCATCCTCAGGAAACAGGTCGCCAAGCTCCATCCCGATAGCGCCAACAACCTCGGCCGCGGAGCACCCAGCAAAGCAGTGCAGCAGGATGCGACCGTCTGGGTTCTCTTTGACGGCCAGGGATGGGCTCTTGTCAACGTGGTGAGGGCAGCAGGCAACAAAGCTCCCGTTGCGCCCCTTAACCTTCTCTAGGCGCCCTAATAAGGCCTCTAGCTTGCTCATAGGATGCGCCTCTTGGCACCGACCACAACAGCTGACTCCCAGCGCTTTTGGTTCAAATAGACCATCGGCGCAGGTATAAAGCCACGCACCCAATCCTCGGAGCTCTTCATCTGTATGACGTGGTTCACAATCTTGGTGCCTTCTAGGTCCAGGTTATGCGTCCTCCATTTATCCTCGCACTGCTTACGGGCAACCTTCCTGTCGTTTGGTGGCCAGGCGTCCCAAAAATCCTGAAACAGCTCACAAGGGTTCTTATCCACAGGCTTATCCACAGGTTTTGCCTTAACGGGTGCCTTACCGGACTTCACTAGACCGCCTAGCGGTGCAGCGGCACGGTTAATCTTGACCCGATGTTTGTAAGAAGCTATCTGCTTATCGCAGTCCTCGTGGTGGTAGCCGTCATCCTCTTTCGTAAAGAACTCACCAAGGACCATCTCAACTACATCTAAGTCCATCCCGACCTTACCGGCCAGCAGGTCAACGTCTAAGGTCAATGGCTTCTCCGTCATGTAGTACACGTCAAGCAGGCGACGATAGGTCAAATCTTCAGCGCCTTGTAGACGGGCTGTCTGAATCAGATAAACCTGCACTGGGAACTTATAAGTATTCATGGCAGGAACAGGTCAGGACGCAGCTCATGACGACGGACACTGCCCTCTGTTAGGTGCTCGATCTGTACCGAGATCTCAGGGCTCGGGAGCTTGTTCCAGCTAATGATCTGAGACATCCAGGTCTTGCTAATGCCCAGTTTCTTAGCCATATCAACCTTTGATCCTCTAGGTTTATTTTGAAAGTATTCTGCAAGCGTCATGCGGGTTTCTCCTCGTTTGTTTAAGCCCATGTTACACCTATTTATTTTCATCGGTCAAGCGTATTGTACTTTTAAGTTAAACATGATAAATTACAGGCTCTTACCAACGACCAAGGAGAAGTGATGGACGCAGAGATGCATCAGATGATGCTAGAGCGGCAGGAAAGACTCGAAGAGGCGCTAAAGAAAGCAACAAACGGGTACGCAGGAAAAGAAGATTGGGAAATTATCTATGCCGAATGTGGCTTAAAGAAACCAAAACTAAAGGAAGAAAATCATGGGTCTTACACTTACATCTAATCCAGACAAACAAAGCAAGTTCGTTGAAGTTCCGGTCGGCATGCACCTAGCACGCTGCTACCAGGTCATTGACTGTGGCATGCAGTTAGACATGTACACCGTCGGTGAAACCAAATACAAGCACAAGATTGCCCTATTGTTTGAGGTACACGGCAAAGACTTTGCAGGCAACCCGATGACGATTAAAACCGGTGAGCCGATGTCGATTGATAAGATGTACAACGCCTCTACTTATGAGAAGGCACCGTTCTTTATAGACCTGCAGAATTGGCGCGGGCGTCCGTTTACGGAGGCAGAGAAGCGAAAGTTTGAGGTAAAGAACGTCCTAGGCGCCTGGGCAATGATCTCCGTTAAAACAATTATTAAGAAAAACGGGGAGCCCAAAAACGTCCTTGCAGATATTTCCGCAGTCCCGCCTGAGCTAAAAGCTAAATTGCCAGCCGGTGTTAATGAGCTTAAATGTTATGACCTTGATGAGCCAGATCAGGATGTATTTGAGAGCCTGTCTCCCTATTGGAAAAAAGTTATTCAGTCCTCGCAAGAGTATAAAAAGCTTACCGGGGAGATTAGCAATACTTCAACCGCATTTAAAGACTTTGAGGCTGAAGATGATATTCCTTTCTGATAAGAAAAAAACAGCCACGGAGCCTAGCCAGGTCCTAAACGCCTTCGGGACGCCAATTCATATGATGCGGCGTAACTCGGATCCTGACACAAGCCACGAGGCCGCTGAGAAGCTTACAGCCGGCAAACTTGAGGCTCTAGTCTACGAGGTCATCGCAAGGCACCCAAACGGCTGCACAAGCGACGAGATATGCCGTGCCCTACCTATGCATGGGGTGCAGACCATATCGCCCCGCTACGCCCCGCTAATCCGTAAGGGTTACATCGAGGACACCGGGGAGCGCCGCAAGGGGGGCTCTTCTAGGACTCAGCGGGTCCTGCGTGCCATTAAAAAGGATCAATAATGTCACTTACAGCAAAGACCTGGGCAGCAGAGTCAGGGCATTGGTACACAAGGGACGGGGTGCCGGCCTACACAACCCGCGGGGTGAACGGTAAGGAACGTTACACAACCCTGAGGGATGCCCGTAAGCTCAACCTTGTACCGTCGGTGACGACCATCATTAACGTGATGTCTAAGCCAGGCCTAGATGTTTGGAAACAAAAGCAGCTGCTCATGGCGGCCTTGACCCTAACTAAAGCCGATGGGGAAACGGAGGACGATTACATCTCCCGTATCGTCACCGACTCTAAGGAGCAGGGGCGGCGTGCAGCAGACGCGGGCACGGCTATTCATGCCAGTGCTCAAGCATTTTACGAGGGTAAGTCCTTTGACCCCGTCCACGATAAGCATATAGACGCCTGTGACCGCATCATCACGGACAAGCTAGGTGTGCATGAGTGGATAGCGGAACGTGCCTTCTCCCATGAGCTAGGCTATGGCGGCAAGTGCGACCTGTACGTACCTGCCGGCAATGGCCACAGCGGTATCGTCGTGGACATCAAGACTAAGGAGTTCTCCGACGGCAGCAAGGTTGAGGCATACGACGAGCATGCCATGCAACTAGCGGCCTACAGGATAGGCCTAGGGGTGCCGGAGGCGCGTTGTGCGAACGTCTTTATCAGCAGGGATACCCCAGGCCTAGTCGTCATCCACGAGTGGGCAGAGGGGGACATCCTAAGGGGATGGTCAATGTTCTTGCGCCTTTTAGAGTTCTGGCAAATTAAAAACAATCACGAGTGAGGAAACAATGCTAAGTAAAGAGGAAGTAAAGCAGATATTCTTTTACGTCACCAGCGAAGACCCAAACGGTATCTACGCAAACGACGTGGACGTTTTAGAGTACGCCAAGAAGATTGAAGCGGTTGTCTCTATTAACGCCAGAAAGATTGAGCACGAGCGCTGCGTCAAGATCGTTGCTGAGATGAACCGGGAAGTCGCTAAGGGGCTCTTAACGCAGGTCCCTAAATGACTACCTCTGTTGAAAACGTAAAGATTGCCATTGCAATAAGATCATCACGGATTGCGATTGGCTGGAGCCAGCAAGAGTTTGCTGATTTAATGGGAGTGAAAAAGTTTGTTATTACTCGCGTAGAAACACTTGAGGCAGGGGCAAAGGCAGAATTTTTAAACAAGGCAATGCGGCTGTTTCGTGAGACTGGAGTAACGGTGGACTTTTATCAATTAGATTCAATTTCAATATTGGTTGAACCTAAAGCAGTTCTCTTAGCAAAAAGCAGACTAGAAGACGGTTCATTAAAAAGATCAGACAGGAAAAAAAACCCCCCAGCGGAGAGTCTGGGGGGAAGAGCCACAGCAAAAACAGTTTAAAGGGTCGGCACTTCTAAGGCCTCAACGCCTGGCATGCTCTTCCTGTTCCTAAGGTAAGCCTCGTAGGCCCCTGGCGCTATTGCCATCGGGATGCCTACCGGGGCTGTTCCTGGGAAGGCTGACAGAACCGAGCCTACGCCACCGATACCACGGCGGGCCATCACACCGATGTCAGGCTTAGCCTTTTGATACTCGCCGTAAAGGTCAGCAAACTCACCACCTGCCTGCGCTAACGCTAACGGCGGGGCAACGTACTTCATCACGCCGCCGACAATCTTGCCTACCGGTGATCCTGGTCCAACCATCCTTTTGAAATCGTCCACTACGCCGTCCAGGCCAGGCTTAGATGTCATCGGGATCGGAGGCGGTTTAGCACGTCCTATGACGTTAGCAGGGCGAGGCTCTCCAGCTAATACGTTTGCAGCATATGGCGCTCTTTGGCCGGCGCCAACGGACGGCTCTGGGGTCATCAGGCCACCGAAGCGGGGGTTCTCTACGAACTCGCCTGGGAACATCTGCTGTACCTTCTGCATAGCTTCTCTACGTTTAGCGATCAGCTCATTAGCGCCGCCTGCTTGCTTTGTCATGTCCAAGGCACGGGCAGCCTCGATGTCAGGTAAGCCAAATGCCTTGCCGTAGTTAAACGTTGCAGATCCACCCGCCTGGACAGCCGGAAGGCCACCAGGACGTGGACCGCCAGGCGGTGCAGCAGCCGGGGCAAACGGGGCAGAGGGCGGTGCCCCAGGCATTACAGCAGGGGGAGCGTTACGAGCTAAACCTTGCGCAAAGCCTTGGCCAAGGATATTCGCAGCAGAACTTGCGGCAGACGATGCTCCCTTGGCAAGGCCCCTTGTCCCGGCTAATCCTAGACCTGCAGCACCGCCAGCAAGCTGACCCATACGCTGTTCTTGCTCAGCCTGGGCAGCTGCCATGCGTGCCTCAATGTCGTCCGCTGGTGCGGCTTCTGCCGACGGGGCAGCAGGGGCCTCTGCAGCGGCGTCTGCCGGCGGGGTTTCTGCTGGAGCTTCTGGTGGAGCTTCTGGTGGAGGTTGCTGGCTAATTGCCTCAAAGACCCCAGAGTCGCGTAACTTACGCAGGTATTCCTTTGTGCCTGACGGGAGACCTTTGCCCTTTTCAGTAAAGAAGGCATGGTTGATGCCGGCGTTGTAACCAGCCGCGGCAAGCTCAGGGTCCTTGTCTGATAGGTCGTAAGACTTTTTCAGGTAAGCAATGCCTGCTTGAATGTTTTTAGCCGGATCTCGCAGGTCTTGTGCCGTGAACCCAACCTCTAAGCCGGTGCCTGGCTTAACCTGCATGAGGCCAATCTCGCCAGCCGAGCCGTCAGGAGCATTAGGGTTAATCCCGCTCTCGTTGAAGGCAATACCAAGGGCAAGCTGATACGGGACTCCCTGCTTGTTTGCTTCGTTGATGATCATCTCGGCATAATCACGCTGCGCTTTTGTCAGCGGTTTTGAGAACTTGAGGTCAGCCATTGTTCTTCCTCATTTAATAGTCAAGGCGCGTTCTAGCGCCTGTATTGTCTCTAGTCTTTGAGGCTCCAGATGCCGTGCCTTCCCTCTTGCGCGTTGGAACCGCCTCCTCAAGCTTAAACCGCTTTGCTAGAGCTTTTTCGTAATCCATCTTCATATTTTCGTATTCTTTTGACTCTTCAAAGTCGTTATAGTTAACGCCCTTGCCTTTATTTTCTTGCTTAAACTGTTTATATGCATCAGCAAGGTCAATATCCCGTTGAGCATGCATCTTGAGCAGGTCCATCTTGTCTTTTAAGACGGCAGGACTTGAGCTTGTTGTGCCTGGAATACGACGAACAATAGCCCGTTCACCTTCTGTAATTTGGCCTTGTTTGCTCATCAGCTCCTGTGTATACAAAAGCTCAATCTCAGCTAAAGAGCCGGCCGCGGCCATAACGTTATCCAAGTCAGCCTGCTTCAGGCCTGGCATGAGCTGGGTAATGCTCTTCTCAAAGCCGCCTAACTTAACTGTAGTATTGCCAGCCTGAACTGCCTCGTTGACTAGATTGCCAATCGAAGACATCAGACCTGGGCGTGAAAATAAGCCAAAGAAAGTTGGGCTCTGAGTTAGTCTACTTTGTACATCGGATGCGCTTGAGTACATGCGCGATGCTATATTAGATTTCTTCTGCAACTCATCTTCTTTTGCCGCAGCGGATTCAGCCCTCTTTGTTTGGAAAACTTCTTGCGCCTTCTGCTGAGCAAGTCTTTGTTCGGTAGACAGCACCTGAGTAGGCTCACCTTCACCCTCAGCCTTACCTGGGCGCTGTGGACCTTTTAAGACGCGCTCAGCTACGTCAAAGTAGCGCTTGTCATTTGTTGATGCGTAAAGGTCAAGCAGTGCCGCAGTACGAGCATCAACCTTGTAAGTCTTGCCGCCGCCTTCGCCAAAAATTTGACGCTCTTCTTGCGCACCTTTTGGAAACGGATAGAACATGCCGGTCGCTAAATCAAGAACGCCGCTTTCCTTTGTCTGGTACCGCTTAGATTCCATCTCCTGGGCATTTTTAATTGCCTCAGCAGGACTAATACTCGGGTCCATACTTGCTAACGCTAAGTATTGATTACGGTCCATAAAGCCAGGGGATGGCTTAGAAACTTGAATACCTTGCGCAGCCTCAAAGCCGCTCGGCGGAGTTGGCTCAACGGTAGGCGCCGCAGTAGGTTTAATCGGCGACCTAGCCAACATATCTACCGTGCTAGGCACACCTTCTACGGTTCCAACATCTACACCCCCAGATAATGACGGCAAAGTAGTATCGGGCAATGCCCCAGGGCCTGCTTTAACGGCCCCAGGAAGCGCTCCAGGAGGTTTTGTGGTTGGTGACCCCATCAAACCCTGAAACTGCCTCTCACGGCCTCTTTGGCGCTCAAGCTCTAATCCACGACCTGCTAAACCAAGCTTAGCCTCGGCGTACTTCTGCGCCTCTGCCATCTGCTGCGCTTCGCTCTCCTGCAAAGACTTGGCAACGTTACCTAAAGACTCGCCAAAGCCGCCTGTTCTAGTAGGCTGAGCGCTACCAGCGGCGATTGCTAAGAGGGTCGGCTCAAATAGTCTATTCTTGCGGGCGTCAAGGGAGGCCAGCATCTGCTGCAAAGCGTCCTCATAGGCCTGGTTTGCCGATACTGCCTCTGGACCACCGCCAGGAATATAGGTCGTTGATTGTTTGTCAGCCATTACTTATCCTGTTAATTATGGGCCTGTGTAGTCATCACCAAGGTCCATCGGGTTGTAATCTTGCAAAGCGAGTTTAATTTCTGTGTCGCTGTAACCCGGCAAACCAAACCCTTTAAGAAACCCACCTAAATTACCAAGAGCGCTGCCAATGTTACTTCCTGCTTGACCAAGACTTGCACTACCAAGCAGTGAGGCTAAGGTAGTGAGGTCTTGCATGCCGGAGGTGCCATAAGCGCCAGCCATCGGACCTACGCGCTTCTCTGTTTCGCTGATCGGGATGTTATAACCACGCATCAGCGCAGCAATGTCAGCCGCACGCTTAGTCGGGAAGTCCAACTTAGCCTGCTCATACGCCTGCTGCTCAGCACCGGCCTTCGTTAAGGCACCTGCCTCAGTTAATCCCATCTCCTGCGCCTTACCAGCTAAGCCGGCCTGCAGCTCAGTAGCCTGACGCATTTGATCAGCCTCACGCTGGGCAGCCGCTAAGGCCTCGCTGTAGCCTTTAGATAAGGCGCCATACTGCTGACCGGTCAGATTAGATTGAATGTCTGCCATGCTCTGGCCAAGGGCGCCGGCGTAGCGCTGGCCACCAAGCCCACCAGAACCCACAAAGGCACCCTTTAAGGATGGCAATACGTTGCGCTGAATGTTCTGCTGAGACAGCCTGGCCATCTCATCAACGACGTTAGCCTGGTACGGGTTCATAAACTGGGAGATACGGTTTAAGTCTAGCCCGCCAGTTAGATTGCCGGCAGTTGTTTGTGCTGACGTTATGCCGGGCAGGTACGCACCAGCGGCGTCCTCAACCTTGCCGTAGCCTAAGGTCTGCATCGGATCGTAAGCGGCAACACCCTCCGCTGCGGTCTTCTCAAGACCGGTCTGGCCAACCTTAGACAGGTCGGTTAGGTAATCTGTGTAGTAGTCAGGGGCGGTCTGCGTCTTGCCAGTGGTGACTGTTACGTCCGGTAACGGGGCGCCTTGTAAAAAAGCCATATTTATCTCCTAGACTTTGTCTTAATGTAATCCAGCGGGGACTTCTTTGCCGGAGCAGGCAGGTCTTTATGATCCCCAGCCCTATGTGTACGTCGAATATTGTGCATCATGTCATAGAGCTTGTCCGAGCCCGCCTTTGTGGACCCGTTGCCTAGCGCAGCGACCACGTCAGCAGGGATCACAAACTCACCGTCAGCTAACATCGCCGGGATATCATCCGACTGCCCATCACCGGGGCCCGTAACAGCGTCACCCTGACGGAAGTCTACTCTCTCCTTGCCACTATGCGCCACCGTAGGCAGTGCGCCGCCAGAGTTATAGCCGTACCGAGTGCTGCCGCCGGTAGCAAACAACGGAGTAGCTAACCCGCCCTCCTTTGCTGCCATGTAACCCGTGTCAGGCTGCTGCATTGTTGTCTGCGCCCGCAGAATTTCATCAATTCCAGTTGGCTTACCATAACTAAAGTAGGCATCTTGTTGTGGCATGGTCTCTTCCTCATTTAATGCTGTTTGCGGCTCTCTGCTAAACCTTGATTTGGCATAAGACTCTGACTCCATCATTTTGAAGAAATCAGCTAAGGGTCCCTCGAACTTTTTTTGTTCTGCTTCGCCTGAAGTAAAACGTTTACCAAACTTAGCGTAATAGTTCTCCGCAGCAGTAGCAGCCGCTCCGGTGCCTTTCATTAAGTCAGAAAACGAAACGCCCTTTGGCACGACGACAGGTTCAATAGCAGCGCCTGTTCCAGCGCCTGTTCCAGTGCCAGTCCCTGTACCGGTTCCAGTGCCGGTACCTGTCCCCGTACCAGTACCGGTCCCAGTTCCTGTACCTGTCCCCGTTCCTGTTCCCGTACCGGTTCCTGTTCCCGTGCCCGTCCCTGTTCCAGTTCCTATCCCTGTGCCCGTACCAGTTTCTGTCCCTGTACCCGTGCCTGTTCCTGTTCCTGTTCCAGTCCCTGTTCCGGTGCCGGTGCCGGTTCCAGTACCCGTGCCTGTGGCTGTTCCAGTCGTAGTGCCGGTGGTTGTGCCAGTCGTAGTACCCGTAGTGGTTCCGGTAGTGGTTCCGGTAGTGGTTCCGGTAGTGGTTCCGGTAGTGGTACCTGTTGTCGTCCCGGTAGTGGTTGAGGTAGCCGGCATTGGCCCTGTAGCTATCTCTGCGCCTTCAGTCTTTAGCTCAGAAGCCTTAACAAGATTAGCGTCAGCAATAGACTTAGCGACAGCAGCATCCTTAGCATCAGCAGTAGCCTTAGCCGCCTTATTATCAGCATCAGCCTTAGCCGTTGCAGCAGCCTTGGCATCCGCGGCAGCCTTAGCGTTAGAGGCGTCACTAGCGGCCTTAGCGTCTGCAGCAGCCTTAGCATCGGCAGCAACTTTAGCATCGGCTGTGGCATTAGCCGCGGCAGTATCAGCAGCGGCCTTAGTGTTTGTTGCGAAAACAGCGTCTGAAATAGCTTGATTGACGTTATATTTACCTGTTTCAACTTTAGCGTCTTCGCCTTCAAATTCAGCGATAGCTTGCCTTTCACCTTCTGTTAAATTAGGCAAATTTTTAACGTCAGCAAGTTCAGCGGAAGTTAACTTTGCAATATCAGATTTGGTTAATACATCAGGTTTTGCCGTAACTGAAACCGTAGGCAACTTCTTATCCTCACCCTCAATGACAGGGCTTGGCTCAAAATCTAACTCCGGCAAATCAATTGGAACATCGCCTGCTTTTGGTTTATAAAGAAGAACCTCACCTGATGTGGTCGCTGTAGGTAATCCTATTTCTGTGCCAACCCCTTCACTGAGAGGTGCTTCAAAAGCGGCAAGAACTTGATCTTGCGCCTCTGTGTCTGCCTCAGCTGTCTTAGTGCCACCCTTAGTGATACTTTTTTTAATGTCACTACCTGCGGTAGAAACTAATGCGCTACCGGCAGCCGCAGAGATGTCCCCACCAGATATAGCAGCGGAGGTAGCAGCGGAGGCCGCATTGCTTGCGTATTTAGCCGCCTTGTCAAACTGCCCAGGCTTAATATCTTTTACAAAGTCCCCAACAACATTCCCGGCAGCAGAACTACCTAACGATGCCGTCAGGTAAGTAACAAACGACTCAGCAGCATTTTTACCGCCAATAACTGCCGCCGATATTGCGTTACCAGTAGCCCCAGTCACCGCGCTTGATATTTGATTGAAGCTTAGACCAGTCTGTGACGCTAAAGCGTTCATCCGGTCAAAGCCAAGGCCAATATCACCACCACCAATAATATTGCCCGCAACATCCGTAGCGTTAAAGCTAAGCCCACCTAATGCACCGCCTATGACAGCCGATTTAAGGATATCCCCGCCAGTAAACGCAGCAAGGCCAGCACTCAACGCAGCATTACCAACAACGGCCGCGGTCGTCCCGCTTAGGCCAACCGCCGAACCAATTGCCTGTCCAACGCCTGGGAACATCATCAACGCATAAGGGGCTACATCAGCAACGAATCCGGCAAAACCAGTCCCCTCACGCTGAGCCTTAAAGAACTGCGGGTCACTAATTGGAACTAACTTATCACCGACCTTTGTATAAAGGACCTGCGCATGGTCAGCGCCTTTAGATCTAGCCTGGGAGACCAAGTCTGGAGTAAAAGCGCTATGCTCACCGCCCTCTACTAACCCAGTAACCGCATAGAAGTCTTTGTATTTATCGTTAACGGCGGCCTTAAAAGCAGCGTCATCAAACACCTGCTGCTTGCCACCGTATTGAGTCGGCACTTCTTTATAGAAGTCGTCTTTGTTGACGCCAGCCTTCTCAGCAAAATCCCAAATATTTCCTTTAGTGCCAGGAGATCCCATTGCCCCTGGTTGGTCATAGGTAACGCCTAACGCGTCAAGACCTTGAGCGATCTTTCCTGAGTAACTGTCAAGCGACCAACCAATTTTATTGTCCGCATTTTTTAAGTCGCCAGAGACCACGCTAGGGTTTAAAACACCACCGCCCATGACTTGGCTTGACGCCTTTTCTTTTTGCTCAGCAAGAAGCTTATCTACCGTGTTAGCGTCAAGGTTTGCTACACCTTTTGTGTAACCAAATTGTCCACCGGTGCCGAATAGGGTCTTCCCTGTCGCTAAATCTTTGCTGTAATCCTCAACCTTAGAATAATCAATAGGCGTATAAAAGGTATCGTAAAATTTAGACAACTCATCTACGCTCTTGCCAGTAGCTAACGCCATCTGCTCTAGCGGGATATTATTCCTTGTCGCATACGCAGCAACTAAGCCTGGGTTATCTTTATTTTCTTCAAAATAGCTCTTAACGTCCTTAGCAGGAACGGCTCCGGTGTATTGGCCTATCGTCTTCTTTTCTAACTCAGGCGCAGCAGCCTTCTTCCAAATCTCTTCCTCTTCCGGCGTAATCGCGTTATCTGCACCGATGGTATTTAGCCAGTACTGGAACCCTTCTGGATCCGTCAAACTTGCATCTCCGCGGCCAAGGACATCGGAATATAGCGTGCTTAGCTTATCGGCAGCGGCCAGCGGTGTGCCAGTCGGGGTCGGAGAAATTGATATAGGGCTGACCGTTGGCGCAGGCTGACCTAGTCCAACAGGCGCAGCAGGCCCAGCAGTCTGAGCAACCGTGGCGGCCTTTTGCTGGGCGGTAGTAATTGGCGTAGGCGAGTACGTTAATGGGGCAATGGTAGGCGCAGCCTGACCTAAGCCAGCAGGCGCGGCAGGGCCAACGAAAGACGTTGTAGGGGCCACAGTTAAGCCGCCTGCCGCAGGAGCCGCGGTTACCCCGCTTACCGTAGCAGCACCTACCCCGCCCATAAGATCTTTAGGCAACTGCACACCGACCTCAACTGTAGGCAAGCCACCGGTAGTCACCGGCGCAATAGTAATAGGAGATGTTGTTGTGGCGGCCTTATTTAAAGCCGCGGGCGCAGCAGGACCAACAGCCGTTGTTGATGGCGCCGTCGTTAGTTTACTTGCAGCAGTAGAAGCACCTAAGCCAGCGGGCAGTGTTATAGGGGCTGCGGTTGTAGGCAATGCCCCAGTAGCCACGGCAGTAGTTGTCGCCGCCTTTGGTGGGCTAATTGCCGCGCTCACCTCTTTTACAGTAGGCGGGCGGCCTAACTGACTGGTTAACTGAGCCTGTACTTGACCATAAGTGAGAGCCATAATTTACCTTTAAGCCACGCTAGGGTTGATGGCGCCTAACAATGCAGATGCCCAATCAAACCAATTATCAAACCCAACAGGGCCAGGAATGCCTTCGTTCGTGAACACATCAATCGCCTTCAAACCACGAGCCCACTCGGTCCAGTCCATGCCTGGCGTAGGGATAGAGATTTGATTAGCCGCATACTGCTCAACCATAAGACACGCCCAAGAGTCAAAAGTGTGATACCTAGGGTCATAAACTAGCGGAGGGCTTACGCCTCGGTTCATCATGATCCAAAGCCTCGGACATCGCCAAGGTCTGCGTTCAACAGCAACTTACCTAGCTGATAGGTGCCGCCAACAATGTTCGACGTAAACCGCAGGCGCAACTCTCGACGCTGTTCTTTCATGTCAATCTTGCCGATATTAGCGTTAAAAACATACGGAGCAGATTCCTGGTCGTCACCCTGCGCAAACGGACGCCCGGTCACAACAAGGCTCATATCGCCTTCCATGATGAAGTCAGGCTCAACACGCTCTAAACGAAGCCACCGGTTAGTCCCAGCCGGGGACATCTCAGAAGGACCGCCGCTTACCCAACCTAGATCGTTTGTCTCAAAGTAACTCTCAACAGCAACCGCGTTCTGGCCATTCACATAGTCAGTGCCGTACTCGTTTTGAAAAACCTCAATCAAGTCAGGCTGCGTGCTAAACGTTAACAGCTCTGTGCCAGTCGCCGTAGCGTTAGCGGTCATCGTGATAACCATCGTCCAAACCGAGGTTATAGGCACCGAGAAGCCAGACCCGCCACCTAAATCAGCATCGTCAACCTCAAGCACATCACCAACCTGGTAGACGGCGCCAGGGTTTACGATAACAACCGCAGTCACCGCGCCACCAGAAACGGTAATGTTAGCCGTTCCGTTGAACCCCGTACCGGTTATAAACGGAATATTAAGGTAAGACCCATCTACATACGTGGATCCACCAGTAATAGTTCCTAAGCCGTTAATGCCGCTTGTGGTGACCGACTGTATAGCCGTGCCGGAAGTAATCCCAGTGCCGCTAATTAGCTCACCTACAATAGCGTCAGGGTAGTACGTTGCAGTCTTCAAATAAGGCGATCCGCTTGTAATAGCAAAGCTTGCCTCAAAAACTGATTCAGAAACGGTTGTAACCCAATCAGCAGCAACCGGATAGGCAAACACCTGCGAAAAGTATCCTGCAGAGCGACGGGCGCCAATAGCACCGCCGGCGTCGTACCAGGTATCCTCGCGAACGTTATAGACAATCGCGTCGTTGCATTCAGTAGAATCACCCCGTGGGTAGTACCACCAAATCTCACCAAACCGAGGTACTTTTGTTACCCAAACTTTTTCCCTAGCGTCATAGTTTAGGTTATCGAAAAAGTAGTTCTGGTTCATGTTGTTTTTAATTTCCTTCACTGTACCGTTGTACAGAAGGAAGCGGTCAACACCGAGCCAGTAATAGATGCCGTCATATTCAATCACAGACTGTGGCGACATGATTGAAGATTGACTAGAAATAATGTCGTAACGCCAGAAAGTCGGGGCAGAAAAGTTAGGCGTCCCGGAAATACCAAGCGACTGAGGGGAATAGGAGACGCGCACAAGGCTGTCTAAGCTCCAGAACAGGCCTGAGGGGCTGTTAGAGCCACCACGCACTGGTAACCCCTGCACAATCTTGCCGGTGGCCACGTTGACCTCATTAGCGTCCGCAGAGACCCAGTCCTGGGCATTGCCGGCCGAGCAGTTTCTGATCAAGCCATCGTTACCGTAAACAAACACATACGGGTGCAATACAACAACCCCGCCAGATACGCTGACGTTATTATTAAAAGTAGCCGTCACCGTAGCGCTTGCAGTAGCATTAGCAGACAAGGTCACGGTCGTACCAACAATAGACAGGACCGTCGTGCCGGTAGGTATGCCGGTGCCGGTAATAGACTGGCCAGCGCCTATTAAAGTATTAATGACGGCCAAGGTAACCGTCGGCAGGCCATTTGTTGTTGTTACACTGTCCGTAAAAACACCAATCTGAGACAAAGTCGTGCCGGTCACGTCGCCAATCAAAACAGGCGTGTTAGTCGTGTTATCAATCACAGCCAGGTTCTGGCCAGGATGGGCAACGATTGTAGACAAGCCAGAGCCGCCTACGTCATAGAAACCGTCAAACTGCCAAAGATTTAAATTGGACGGCGTAAAGTTATTCAATGTAAAGTCTTGGATGCCGGATCCAATACCGTTATTGTCAATCGTCAGCGTTTGCAGGCCGTCGTTATACCCACTAAAAATATAGGTAAGGCCGTTCCTAGGGTTGACCCAAATACCTCGCGATGGGCCAGTCAGCTGAGCTGAGATGACCCGATAGCCGCCCATCTTACGAGGACGACCGCGCTGGAACCTGACCCACTTGCCGTCGGTATAAAACGTTTTATCAAAGAGCGTTCCGTCCCGCTGAATGCCGGCAACAGTATCAAGCGCAAAGACTTTCTGAGTCATGTGAAGGTACCGCCTGAGATGCCATTAGGAACCGTAAGGCCAGAGGCAGACAGAAGCAGGGCATTTACACCAAGAATAGACCAGCCAATCTCGCCACTTCCTGGTCGATACATACCTGTATTCGTCTCAGACGCAAAGTTAAGCGAAGGGTTTGCAACAGTACCGTCGGACAATGAGGAAACAGTTGCCCCAGCAATAATTGTTGTAGCGTTGTAAAGATTAACCGAGTCACACAATAAAATAACTTGATTACCGGCTGGGATTACTGCCGTGTTTGATCCAGGAACTCCGGTAGTAAAAGTAATATCGTAAGAGCCAGGGTCAATTGTCTGATTTGAGATGTAATAAACCTGCACTGTTTGAGGCACCTCAACCGTAACAGTTCCGCTCAACGTACCAATATACTTTTGAACAACGTTTGCCGCCTCCGCAGAGGTCAAGGTATAAGTGCCGGCTGATATGGATTTTGTTAGTTGGGTAAAGTTAAACTGCGATACTTTACCTAAACCTACCGTAAAGTAAGCAGTCCCAGAGCAGCAAACAAAACAGGAGTCAGCAGGCTGCAAGCTAATCGACGCCACATCGTTAATATTTGATGTCGTCGGCGTGATTGACAGCGACCCAGTCCCGCCGTTACGAATTAAGATAAACCAATCGTTTCCTAACGAGGCAGCTGCCGGCAAGGTTAACGTACCGGCCCCGCCATCCCAAACATAACAAACCGCACGGTCAGAGTCCTGCGCTGTGTAATTAGACGAGAAGGTGACCGTATCATGCGCCTGGTTTAACGTCGTGTAGACAGCTTTTAAACCAAACCCAGCAAGTGAATAGGCGTCCGCTGAGGAAGACCCGGCACCAAAAGAAACAATACCCCAGTCGCCGGCTGTAGTTGAGCTGTTCGTAACATAGATGTACTTCGCATCCCCAGCCGCTAATGCAATGATCGTATTACCATCAAAGTCTACTACCTGGAATGCCTCAACGCCGATGTTACGAATAAAAGCATCCGTACCGACTGATGTCTGATTCGCCGGAGGCATGTACAACTTCCAACTAGAGCTCGTTGAGATAACCTCCATAATCCGCGCAGCTGCATCGCCAGTAGTGGTCCCGTTAATTGGCCACTCAAGTTGCAGGTCTGCAGTTAGATTAATCTCGCGGTAAGAAACGTCCGTCGGCTGGACTACGTTTCCTGTAAAGGGGCTGTTATATGACATATTTAGGAGTCCAATGCGACGGCCTGACGGTCAGCTATACGCATCGCATCCTCAGCCTTGAGTGTGTTGATAATGAGGTCGTACTGAGCCTGCCACATCGGCATCCTGTCATCGTTCTTTAAGAACGGCATCGACTGCAGTAACGTCCCGTACAGCATGGCCTGCGGGGCATAGGTCGTGAACCAATTAACCTGGTTGCTTGAGCTTAAAGGCTGGACCCGCTCGTAATAGATAACCTCGAAGCTATAATCAAGGTCTGGCGTAGGCGCCACTAGCCAATGGGTATAGTCGTAGTCGGAGTAAAACTTTGGAACTTCAGTCTCGTTAGGGTTCGGCCAGTACTCGCGCAGGTACTCAGGTTTGCGCAACAGGACAGGGTATCGATTGTTAGCCACTGTCACGTTCATAGAGACCGTCTTGTGCCACCGGGCAGGCTTATCAATCACCGACTGCGTAGCCACCATCGTGCTCTCTTGGACCGTCAGGTTGCCTAGAAATTTGATCTGGCTGGCAATAACCTGCTCAGCTAACATAATAAAAGTAGGGATCTTATCTACCGTGGCGGTATCCGTCCGCTCCAGATAGGAGATCACGTCAGCAACAAGGCTGTCATAGGTCATCACAACTGCGGAGGTCATAATACTTTCCCTTAAACTTTCATAGACTTATAGCCATTTTAAGGTTATGTTGTAACTATGTAAAACGTGTATTTATTTGGTTAAATACCGGAACCGCTCATCGCCTCGCCTGGCAACAAGTCCTCTCAGAACTTTCCCGCCAGCCTTCGTATACTTCAGAAATTCCTCTGCGGCACCCTCAAAGTCACCACGGTTATGCTTCTGCCGTAAGGTGCTTCTTTGTAAAGTTCCTAGACCAAGGTTAAAACTAAAGCTGACCAATCCGTCCAACTGCCCCTGAGAAGTAATAACAGGGCAATACTTGGATACACCTCTGACAAACCGTTCAAGATCCTTAGAAAGTACCGCATCAGCTTCCTCCATCGTAAACTGCCTATTCCACCCCTCCGGTATTGGCAGAGACTTCCTCTGCTCTAACGGTATCCTTGTGTGATTCGGGTCGCACACATGCCCAACAAGGCATGTCCACAAAAGTGCGGGGCACCGGTACGGTCGCAGCCTGGTCCCTTCGTGATGCCGGATCATCTTTAAGCATTGTGGGCTGACTTTCATTGCTGGGATAAACTTTCTAAAGCTTTTATGTGGTCTGACCCCACAAAGTAGATCCCTTTAGGTTGCGACAGAAGCCACATATCGCGGTAATTATTTGCCTTATCTGCCATTTTCTTTGCTGGGGTATTGCCCGACTCCCACATGGCTTGTTCACCTTTATCTATGAACTTATCCACATTCCCTTTAGTTGCTTGAGCGCGGCTTAGTTGCAAATAATCATTACCCATTTCTTTTAAAAAACTTGCCAAAGTATCTGCGTTAAATCTTTTATTTTTAAAGTACCCAAGATTGTTTTGGGTTCTTAATATACGGTCAAAAATAGTTCCGTTGCCTACTAAAATTTCTTTTTGCTTGTTTTGCGCTGTGTTTGTAAAGATAACAAATAAGAAATGTTTAGGGTAGCCTTTTATATCTTTGGCCGCAGCATCATCCCATGAACCTTTGTATGAAATACCCTGTATCTTGTCGCCCCCATCGCCCTCATACCATGCGCCGTATTTTTCAGCCGCAGTTTTAATTTGTGGCGACAACGGTACTTTTTTACCGTGCACTTGACCAACAAATATTAAATTAGGGCGAACAATAAATGTCTTCATTTGCCAAACGCCCTTCCCCCAAAATGGAAGGCAATAATCGAAGCAAACAGGGCTTGTGTCTCGTCATCCCAAAGTTGATCAGCAAGGACATTAAAAGATACATTATTGTTAATGCCGTGAATGTACAGGCCAATATCAATTGCCACTAGCAGGAAAAAGAAACCGAAGGTGATGATCGGCCGCACACCAGCGCGTAGGTTCTTCATCCACTGGCTGGTGCCCTCGCTCAAACTCATATCATGGGCATAGATGGCCTGTACTTCTGCCTGCTGGGCACCGATTAAGGATTGCTGTGTATCTGCCGAGGATTGAACCTTAATCTCATCAAGCCGGATCTCTTCAATCTTGGCCTGACCTGCATAACCTGCCGCAGCTAACTGCATCTCACGCTCAGTTTGCATAGCTGCCAACTTTAGCTCATGCCCCTTGTCTGCACGGTCTTGGAAGAAGTCCAGAATCTTAGGTAGGCCACCCATCAAGAAACTTACCAGTGTAGAAAGCAAGGTCAGCATCAATCGTCTCCGTGTTTAAACATCCACCAAACCGCGTACATAATGAAGCTGCTGATCGCCACGCCAAAGACTACCGCCAGCCACTCTTGAATATTTTGGATACGCTGCTCTTTCTTGCGCTCAATCTCTCGTAGGCGCATACGCTCTAGCCTTGCCTCTTCCTCAATTGCGTCTCGCCTCTCTTGGATGATTGCATCCCGACGTTGACACATTTCTTCGTACAATCCCGATTCGTTACCAGAGCCGTAGACCAGAGCCTCACGCAGTTCTACTTCCATCTTGAACATCTGGCGCGATGCAAACATCGCATCAAGCGCCTCAGCAGTAGCATCCTTCTGCTTAGCCTTGCCGAGCTTCTTGTCGTGCTCCTGCTGGACTACAGCGGCCTGTATTTCACCCTGCGCCACAAAGAAGGCACTAATGTCGTGATAACACTCCTGTACCTCTTTACCGAGTGCGATTGCCTCTTTTACGCCAGCAACTGCCGCCTTGGCGACCGCAAAGGCCGCCCCAATCGTGATTGGATCCATATTTCACTTGTCGGCCTTCCCATCTAGCTTGTCAAATATCTTACTAAGCATCTGCTTCATGTCAGTAATGTCAGACTTATAATCATCCCTGTTAACATAAATTAAAGGGAGATCAGACATCTTGTCCTCAAGACGCGTAATAGAACGGGTCATGCTATTGATGAGCCAGCCCCCAAAGAAACCGGCAGAAGCAAAGCCAACATTAATTAAGAATTGAGGATCCACAATATTCCTTATTACGGCGCATCAGGCCAAGTGATTGTCCAAGGGAAGCCTTCTTGCGAACTAATGTCCCGCAATGCCTGACGATACGTAGCCCATGCTGCTTTGTCTGCCGTGCTATCAGCAATCTGTGTCCAGTCGCATTCTTTAAGCTTATCGTTACGAATTGACCTCACAGAACTAGCACGATCTGCATCTTTCATAGCCCGATAAGCAGCCTCTTGTGCTGCGGCTGTTTGTGCTGGCTTATCTGCCGTCGCGGGAATATCTGTAAAGATTGGGCCAAGAACATACTTAGTGAACCAACGCCCTTGGCTGTCCTTCTCTACACCAGCAGCCTGCGAGTATTGGTAAACAGTGCCACCTGAAGCTTGCGCCCCTTCAAACACTACATCAGCACCAAAAGTGCTTAACGTATCCGCATCAATCTGAGGAGGGAATGATGTGTCTGGGTGCAATGCACGGAATTCACTCTCGTACATTACTGCGCCAGTTTCTCTAATTCGTACTTGCATGATGTTTCCTTTAAGCAATTGCCAAGAACAAAAATATTCCACCTACAGCGTTCAACGCTGCTGGTGCCGCTGCGGTAACTTTAAAACCAGTCGTGTCGGTGTCAACGTAGTTTGTGGCTGTAATTTCAGCGGCTGTACTGTTGAGCAGTAAATATGGGTCTGTGCCGGACGATATACCTCGCGCCGAATCCCATACGTACCAATCGCCAGCCGCGTCAGCACGCTTGATAAGCACGAACCTAGCACCTGTAGTAAATCCGCAATTGACAGTCTGCAATGCACCAGTACCTGTATAACTGCTAACTTTAGAAACGCCTAATACTGTAGCAAATAGATAAGCAACATATGTTACGCCAGTTGCATTTGTATATGGAATGCTTGCATTTACGCCTAATCCTTGCGATAACTGTATGTTCGTGCTGGTTCCAATATTACCTGCGGATGCTTGATATAAAGCAGAATTGGTTGATTGTAAAGCGAAAGGAAGGCTACTAGCAGGATCACCAATTGCATAAAAACCATCTGCTTTTTTTGCGGATACATTCCAATTACCTGTTCCGCTTCTTGGCTTAATAATTACAATTTCAGGAACGACACTAAGGTTATGAGGCACAAGCCTGCCCCCAGTACCAGTTCCGTCACCCGTATAGCAAACCTCATCAAAAAAGCCCGGTGCGCGTTTAAAGGAATACAGCAGTGGATAGTTACCCGCTACCCCTGCACCGCCAGCGTAGATCACGCCGTTAGTGACGCCTGTAGTAGTAGGGCCAAACGCTGTTACGGTGTCGCCAGTAGTAGGCGTAGCTTCTGCGTTGGTTAGGTTAGTGTATAGCGTAGGCGTGTAATAAGCGTTTGTAAAACCACGCAGTCGGTCAGCCACGAACCAGTTAGCAACAGTGGTGCGGTCTTTAAACCAACCCATGTCAGTTTGCTTTAAGGTGCTGGTAATTGCGCTATCAGCAGTAGTCGTATCAACCGAGAACACACTCGTACCCAACGTAGGCACTTTCATCGGCCTACGAATGGCTACATAAATATAAGTAGCAGAAGCTGCTGGGAAATTAGTCCCTACATAAAATCCTGTTGAAGTTGGAAATATACCCTGCCCTAAACTTGTTGAGTTACTTTCTAGTGATGACGTATTAGGTTGCAAATATCTATAAGACGTAAGAGAAGAACCGCGCATCACATCAATAATATTCCAACTACCAACACCATCAGACCGTTTTATGAGAAGCCATTGCGCCTCATACCCTAAAGTAATATTTCCAGCAGCGCCAGTTCCATCAGTAGTAAACGTCCCACAGCTAATCACATTGTCCGTACCCGTCAGGCCAAAGCCGCCTGCGTTGTGGGCGAATAGGTAGGCTACGTAAATGCGCCCGCTTGTGTTAGTTCCATATAACTGACTTACTTTTAGTGTCGTAGATGTAGGTTGGTCTGCGGCATCCCAATAATATGATTGAGCCGCCTCTGTTGTGTTTAATAGTAATCCTCCAGAAACACTTCTGTGCCAAGTAAACCATGAACCAACAGCAGACGTATCTTTTACAATCATGCAACCCGGAGTAGAACCAAGATTATGTGAAATTATTCTATTTTGAGTCCCATCACCCGTATAAGTCACAATATCAAAGAACTTAGGCTGTTCGCGGAATGTCCATGAGGCGTAACTAAAAGCCACATTATTAGATACGTTACCACTTCCCGTTATTGACCACCCATTACTTGCAAAGGCTAATGGTTCTCCTGTATCTGCTTGCGCGTCAGTTGTATTAGAAACCAAATTATATGTATTTGATGTTAGCCCGGTAGAATATAAACGATGATTAGCTGATGCCCCTCTATTTTTTATCCAAACCAATCCCCCTTTTCCAGCAAGATCAATTCCATTGGTAACTGTTTGAGTAGCATCGTTACCCTTATAAAGCCACGTACTAAATACGTCCTCAACGTAAGTAACAGCAGCGCCAGCCGCACTAGCAGTTTTTCCAGCAGCAAACATGGCTATCCTTTATGGTGTGTAGTTTTGTCCAACAGTCGTGCCATACCAATTTGTTCCATCACTAAAGAAGCTGAATATATCCTGCTTACTCGCTGTGCTAGTGATTGTTGGCGCAGTACCACCCGGCCATTTTACCGTTGACCATGTAACTGTAAAGCTTCCCGTTCCTGTCTTTAGCAAGATCACAAACGACTTACCCGCTACTGCTGTGGGCATCGTAATGGTCGGACTACCTGTTAATGTTAATACTTGGAATGTTCCGTTAGTAAGATCAAGTGTAATCGCTGTGCTAGTATTAGCTACGTTGGTTTTCTCAATGTAGTCTTGACCTAGTTGTAATTGACCACCAAGGTAGTTGGCAGCAGTACCAGCCATGTACAGATTCCAACGATTAGCGCCTGATGCTATGTTGCCGTAAAAACCGTAATTGTTTGTTGCGCCGGTTAGTGATGAATCAGCAAAATAACCGTATTGATTTGTAATAGAAGAAGTTGCACCAATTGTGCCTTGACCTGAATCAAAAATACGAACATTTGATAATACAAATGACGCTGCTTGAGTGTTAAGTCTTGCCCTATATCCAGATAAAACATTAGTTGTGCCACTTGGCGAAGTGCCGCTTAATTGCTGCACAAACGTATTTGTTCCAGATGTTGGATATGTCCCAAGTACTTGAAATTTTGTGTCACTTCCAGCAGTGCCGCCAATACCAACATTACCCGCATTATCAATCCGCATACGCTCAGTCGGAGTACTAGCACCGTCAGCCGTTGTGCTGAATACTAATCTGCCGGGCATATCGTTAGTGCCGGGAGTGCCGTCTACTGACGCTGATATTGATGCCGCTTGTATTCCTGCGGTTCCGTCGTCACCATTCCATAAAATTGTGCCAAGGCTATCGCCGCTAACTACTACACCGCCCAAAGTGCCAATTGTTGCGCTTCTTGATTTTAAAAATGTGGAATATCCCGAACCCGCATCGGCACGAAAACTTCCTATTCCAAAAGCAGAAGTACTATTTGTATTACCAAGTACTTCCATTTGGGGCAGTAATCCGCCTGTAAAACTAACAGCCAAAGTATTACCCGCAACTATTCGACCAGTAGCATCAATAACAAACGGCGTTGAATCAGGATTAGTTGAATCCTCAACCAATAACGCGTTACCTGTGCCTAGCTGCGTAATGCGTAATGCTGCGTCAGTAGTCGTACCCTCAATCACTACAGGCGCGGCAAATGTTCCTCCAGCCGCAGCATTAGAGGCCAATAACTTTACCGCGCCAAGGTTGTCCTTGTAGTAAAGCTTGCCATCAGTAATGTTGACAGCTAACTCGCCATTAACAAGGTTTCCAGCAACAGGAACCGCAGCAGCCGTCGTGCTGTTGTATAAAGCAATCGGCGTGTAGTTTGTTTGTGACATTAGAATGTACCTCCTGAAATACCGCCAACGGCTGTGAATGCGCCTGTACCATCTAAGCTGGCTACCTGCGTCTCACCGCCATACCATTTGAAATAGAATGAAGAAGAGTTTACTGGAACGCTAGACCACAAGGTAGCAGCACTAATGCCTATAGCGTAATCAACTTGACTTCCTGATATTGCTGGATATAAAAGCGCCTTAGTGCCGTCGCTTCGTGTAGTAAACGCTGGCGTACCCGTCCCGGATGTATTCCACTCAACCCTGTTGCTGGTAGCGCCATTTAAATAAACCTGACCAGACCCGTCCGCCGAAGAGCCAGTCTTCGTTGAGATTACCTGACCCGTAGTAGAAACATTCGTCCCGTCAAACGTAAACGCTGAGCCAGTAGCTAATGCACTTGTAGATGAAGCATAAACAAGGCCGTTAGCAGTAAAAGACGTAAGGTTTGTGCCGCCATTGGTCGTTGCAAGCGTTCCACCTAATGTGACGTTACCCGTAGTAGCCGTATTTGGGGTAAGTCCAGTGGTTCCAGCATCAAATGAAGCAACACCGGAGAATGCAGCACCAAACTGGATAAAGACAAGAGACGTTACACCTACTGTAATTGGCAACGGAGTTTGTTGAACCCACGACGTATTCGCGTAAGCTGTTCCGTTCAGGATATAGAAGAAGTCGCCGGCATCAATCTGGTTCGCGCCAGTTCCCGCAGTATCAAAGTCTGTTGCACGAGTCAGAACCCATGCAATTGCACCAGAGCCTACTGTCGTGACTGTGTATACACCGTTTTCAGATGCAGTCGTCTGGTCTTTAATTAAGACGCGCTTGCCAATATCACCCGGCGAGACAAACGTGTAGCCATCAATTGCAAAAGCAGCCAAGGCACCGCTATTAGTAAGAGTAGCGCCTACACCAGAAACACCGTTGTTATAAGCAGCAGTAAAGTTTGCAGTCGATGCGTATTGGCAAGCCTCATGGAAGTTCAAGCCTTGCGCCGTGCTATCAACGTACAACTTATTAACGATGTCAGTATTGGCTGATGGGGTTGTACTAACCGTACCGGTCGTCAACGCAATAGACGTAATATCAGTGTTTGCACCACTAGCCGCAGCGCCTAAGTTAGACCGGGCTGTTGAGGCAATTGTAGCCCCTGTGCCGCCATTCAAAACCGGCAAGGTTCCGGTTACCTGACTTGCTAGGTTAACATTTGATAACGTCCCACCAAGGGTTAAATCCCCAGAAGAAGTTACCGTTCCGGTTAAAGTAATCCCGTTAACCGTTCCAACACCACTGACAGAAACAACAGAACCTAATGCGCCCGTTAAAACTCCACCAGAAAGGCTTAAACCGCCCGCTACGCTGATTTCTTCTGCTGCGCCTGTACTGGCTGTGGTTCTGCCTAGTAAACGCCCTGCGGCCATCGTAAGGCCATTCGCTGACGCATAAGAACTCGGCGCAACATAATCTACCGCGGAGGTGGCTGCAGATAACGAGCTCCCGTCACCCTTAACAACACCAACAACTGTCGTCGATAAAGTAATCGCAGGGGTCGTGCTCGGGTTTGCTACTAAACCGGCTAAACCGTTGGCAGTAACGACAGATACATTAGTAACACCACCAGACGCAACAGCATTCCAATTACCGCTGCTGTACGTCTCATAAGCGCTAATAGTCGTGTTATACCGAAACATGCCGTCAACACCACCAGGGCGCTCGGCTGTTGTCCCAACAGGCACTGTTATTGATCCAGTGCCAGGAATAATTGGGTTATCAACTATAGCAACCGTAGGGTTACCTGGGCCGGTCCCATTTACCACTGAAATCTCGTTAGCCGTGCCAAGGATCTCTAAAGCCGTCACAGACGAGCCGCTGACCAATCCCATGATCCCAGTACCGGACAGGCCGTTAATCGTCCCTACGGTGCCATCTAAGCTGATTACAGGGTTAGCGCCCACGCCATTGCCGTTAGCAACCGCTACTCCGGTACTGCTGCCTGTGATTGTGCGGCCAACGACTACCCCGCTTGACTTGGAGATTAGCCCGTCGGTGGAAGATTCTAGGCTTCCAGATACGCCATTTAAGGTAATGGCTAAGGAGCCAAGGGAGCCAGTATCAACTAAACCAACGCCGGACGAGCCCTGCAGCTGCCTTGAGTTAGGCAGCGTAGATTCATTAGTTACCGTAAGAAAGGTCTGCTGCTGAGTAGGTGAGTTCGCAATTGCCGCAACAGTCGTCTGGACCGTCTGGCCATTCTGACTAATTGGGACCGACTCAGTGCCTGTAAGTGACTGCGCTGCAGGCAGTTGGGTAATCGTAACTTGTGCCATTATTCGCTCGGGGAAATGATGTCAAGATTCCCATTATTTTCTGGGGTCTGCGTGTTTTGGTTCGTCGATAACTCAAAGTCCCCATAACCGCCCGTTACGATAGCGTTTGGATCCACTGCAACGCTTGTATCTGGGCGAGGAAATCTCAAATTAATGCGCTCCGTCTTCCTAGCAGGTAGTCTATACGGATCGAACTGATCCTTACAACCCTGGTCGCATACGCGCAAACCAGGGAAGTTAGGGTCCGACTGCAATGAGACAAACGTGCGCTTCATCTTGCACCGGTCACATATACCGATTGCAAGATTAGTTAGGCCAGTTGTGTCTAAGAATATTGGCATTAAGACGTATAAACCGAAATATTCGACGAAAGATAAATAGGCGACTTGTCGCGTTCTTCCTGTTCAGCCTCAAAGAAGTACTTCTCAGCCATTCTTTCGAGGTATGTGATCCTGTTATCTGACACGGCCGGTAACTCTAGCGACATCCGATGCGACAACATAAAGATAATCGCCTCATACCACCGCTGCGGCACTTCCAGCTCGTCCGTTAAGGCGCCAACGTCCATAATCTGACGCGAGTACCAGGTCGTCATCTGAATGAACGGGTCGCTAGGTACAGGCCAAAGGTAAACACCAGGCTGTGGGATTGTCCGATTGAACCAAAATTGGTACGGTTGATTAGCAGTAAAGTTTTTGTTTGGTAGGTTTGTGTAGTCGTCACGGTTTAGACGGGACATCTGGATCTCACGCGAGTTATTACCTAAGTAAAACTCACGCAGTGACAGAATAGTGCCGCCATAAGCACGAACACGGTAGTATTGGACCGTCTGGCCAGGATCAACGTCGGTCCAGATCCATTGGTTGTCGCTAACTACAACAGACCCAAGGTCTTCAAGAGTGTTCCAAGTAGCTCCATCAGTTGAGTACTCAAAAATAACGGACCAAGTAGAAGACCCACCACCAGCAACATAAGGAAGAATCCCGATGCTGCCAACATAAATAGGATTATCAGTTCCATAGTCCACCTGAATGTTGCCGTTAGCGGAAGTCTGCTGACAATAAGTATTGATATCTGAGTCTGCAGCGTTTGCGACAATGCCGCCTGCTGAGCTTGAGTAGCCGCCTACAGGGCGCTCCATTTGACGGTACAGGACGTTAAGCACATCAACCGTACCAAGAGGCATCTCATAGATGTACTGATCAGCCTTGAGGCCAATAACCTTCTTGTTGATCGCCCAGTACTGGATACCTAAGTTTGCTATATGCGAAAGGGCAAAGAACAGCGACTGCCGCGCAGACAGTAACTGCTCAGATGTCAACTCCTCAGCTAATTTTCCACAGCGACGGGCGCCATGATCAATTAGCGTCTGAATATTGATTACTGTCGTGCCAATTGTCCCTGAATATGCCATGACAGCCCTTTACCAACAAGGTGATTTTTTCGAGCGAGACTCGCCCGTACTTGCCTTTGATTTGATGCTGCCGCCCTTCTTATACCCTAGCTGACGGCCTAAGCTGCCGGCAGGAGACGGGGACAGGGTAGTCATAGCCTGGAAGCCAGGAGCGGACGTTCCTACAGCCTGGTTGATCTGATTGAGAGATGAGCCAAGAGCCTGTGCGCCTTCGGAGATCTTATCGATACCCGTTGCAGCATTAGCACCCATATCGGAACCCATGTCAGTCAAACCACCATCAGCCATCTTTTTAACTTTAGCCATATGAGCCTTGATTACCAGTTACATTGATTTTTGTTCTTACTTGCAGTGCTAATCTTACTTGTAGAAATAGCGCCACCTTTTTTCTTACCAATTTGGTCTAACATAAGCCGATCTTTTTCAAATTGCTCTCTGTCCAACGGGTTCATATCTTTTAACTTTGTTCTTTTACCCGATGTTCGCATCTGTTTAAATCTTTGTTTTTCTTCTTCAGAAAATTCACCTTGTGGAGCAACATTAACTGCACCACCTTCTATTTCCGAATTTAACTCTGCAAATGCATCTGCTGCTGATCTTGGCATAATATTCTCCTTACCAACCTGGGCAATTCCAACGCTTCATCGAAGCTCGGGACCTACTACCTTTTTCGCTCTTTTCAGCTACTGCACCCATTCTCGCGCAGAACGAGTCCCGGCGCTTCCCACCCTCTGGCTGCGGAGCCTTGAGCTCAGATCCAGTCTCGCGGTTGTACTTTTCACGGCCTTTTTGCGTTAAGCCGGCGCCACGCTCAACCGGCATCTTCTCGCCGCGGCCAACAGCTAAGCTAACGCCACCCTTAGCCATCTTCGCAGTCTTAGCAGATTCCTTAAACGCGGCAGCCGTCGGAGCACCCTCGGAACCAGGCTTACGCATCCTCTCCTTAGAGCCCTCAGCGATTCTCTGCCTCTTGGCGTGGATATTTGCGTACAAGCCACCCTCAGCAGCCTTAGCCTCTGGAAGCTTGCTGTAGGCCTTCTTACCCACGTTAGATTGGACGTATTCAGCGGCAGTAGATGATGGGATACCAACCTTAGTCGCAATCTTAGGATTGTGTGCAGCGGCCTGCATTAACCGAAACTGTGATTTAGATTTAGCTGGCATCATCCCACCTGATTGACGGTAACAATAACGGAAGCGGTTGCTGGATGCGCCGGGGTGATACTAGCCGGGTATGCAGGAACTGTAATCGTAGCTATGCTTGGCAACCAAACAATTTGAACAAATTGCCCCGCGGTTAAGCTAAGAAAATAATTCCAACCAATGATTGTGCGGGCAAAAATTGTTGCAGACTTACGGGCAGCCAAAGAAATAATTCCGGCCGATCCTGGGACATCAACGCCGTCAATCCGCAGCCAGACCGTTACGTCTTCAATATCATTCTCTACGTTTTGAAACTGCCCAGACCATTGAAAGTTGTATACACCAGCAATTGGCACCGTTAGTTTTGAATTATCCACTAGCGTTACACCATCTGTTACGTCTGCGGTATTAAATGTAAAGGGTGTTCCCGCCGTAATAGATCCACTCTGAGTCGTCGTATCTTGCCAAGCACCGTGGTTAAAGTACTTTGTACGGGCATAGTCGCCATACGCAGAAATAGTAGATTGGACATTAGCGCCACCCTGGACAAGTGGCATTAGCTCATTCCCGGTTAAAGGAACGGTTGCGCTCGGCATTGCCGATATTTTTTGGTCAGCCATTAGGAAGACTCCAATACAATTTTGCTGCTATCTTCTTGCAGCACATAACCGGGACTTGTTTCATCCGCGATGTAATATTTAATTTGAACTACGCCGTCATGGTACAGATCAACTACACCATTAGCGCCGACATTCTCACCATCACCATTGATTACTGGGACGTTAGCAGCACCAACACCATACCCAAAACCATCAGTGGTATTAACTTGATTCGCAACGCCCGTGTAGCCAACGTAAGGCATTAGATACCCGCTTGAAGCAAGTTCATCGTTGCGGTGCCGTCACCGGATGTCACAAGAACTTTTACGCCAGTAACGGGGAACGCGTAGTTACCGTCTTGATTGTCCGTTTTAGCCGCAATCGTAGGGTGTGGATACCAAACACTAAAGCCAACCGCAGGGTCGTCAAAGGTATGTTGTATCGTATACGTTACAGTGCCAGTGGCAATAACGCCAAAGCCCACGTTAAATGGGCTGATGTTTGTGTTCATCACCAACGCAGGGCTTGATCCTACGCCAGTCTGTGAAACCGTTTGTACCTTCATGATCGTTCCTTAGAAAAGTAGGGAGCCGAAGCTCCCCACCTTATTTAGCAAGCACCGCCACGCTTTTTGCCTGGCGCTACTGTTACCGACTTCTCAGTCTTTGTAACAGAGCCCTTAGGCAATTCAGAACCGGTAAATAACCTCTTAACTTTACCGGCCATCTCTTTCATCATGCTCATCGGGTTCATCGCTTCTTCTAGTTCGCGGGAAACCTTTGGTGCATTCTCATACGCCTCGCGTTCCTTACGTTCCTGCTTCTGCTCTTGAGCCTCCTGAAGGCTACGTGCCTCAGCACTGCCACCTGTCGAATACTTACCGACGCTGCCACCCTTTTTAAAGGTGCCGGACAGTCGGCTAATACTTACAGGCGCTGATGGGCGCTTGTTACCCTGCGGCATCTTGACGGCACGACCATCATCTTGAACGGCCCCACCGTCAGCAAACTTTTTTGCAGCACCGCCAGTCTTGTAGCCACCGCCGTTACCTTTTTTGACAGCGCCAGTCGTGGTGCCGGTGACGCCAGGAGGGGTCGTGCTAACGTTACCGTTAACGCCGCCACCCTTAGCGTACATCTTTACCTTGCCGCCATCTTTGTAACCGCCGCCATTACCCAACTTCACGTCACCTGTTTTTGCAGGCGAATGATTTGGGGTGGCCGTCACTACTTTGGTTTTACCCTTTTCAGACTTGATGATGCCGCCCATAGCGTAACCGCCTTGGCCCATCACAACGCCGCCGGTAGCAAGACCTTTATGGCCTTTGCTGGCAGGCTTAGACTCGTGAGACTTCAGCTCTTTTTCAAGACCCTTCATCTTCGACATCTCGGCTTTGTGCATGGTTGAGGATTCGCCACCCTCAGCCTTGCCGCCTTTTTTCATCATGGCAGCAGCACGGCCAACAGGAGCTGCAGGAGCAGCACCGCCTGGTCGAGCCATCATCGCACGACGACGTGCAGCCATCGAAGGCTTCATCGGTGCAGCACCCGGCATAGCGGCGCCAGAAGGTAAGCCGCCACGAGTAGGCATGCGCTGAGCGTCCACAGCAGGAACGCCGCTCATACCACCCATTTGCATCTTCTTCTCTACCGAACCACCTTTTTTGAGCTTGAGCTCAACGGTAGGCTCCGTGGTCATCATTTTGACCATTGGTTTAAATTGACCCATGACGTGTCCCCTTAAACTTTTTGCGCGTAAACAACCGTCAGACGATAAACGCCCTGGGTCGTTACGATGGTGCCGTTAGGATCGGCAGTGATGTACACACCAGTATTGGTGGTGACATCAGACATTGCTGTCAATTGCGCTGCGGTGAAGGCCAGAGCAACACGGCCTCCAGCGATAGCATCAGTAGCCGAGACGTACTGCGTACCGGCAGCTGCAGTACCGATGGTGACAGGAACGGTTGTAGCCGTACCAGCACCAGCGACCGCGTTCACAAGGCCATCAACAAAGAAGTTGATGATCTGAGAATAAGCCGGGATAGTAATAGATGCGCTAGTTGCCGTACCGGCAGCAGCGGTAGTGACGGTAGTAGTTTGCGATACAACTACATAGCCGCCGTCAACCGTATCGGTCAGGGTCTCTGAACCAGTACGGAGAGTCGAACCTATATAGGTTTGAGCCATTTAATTTCTCCTGTAACGAGGGGAGCCGAAGCCCCCCTTCTGGTTTAGATGCCTGGCGTACCGTACAACGTACGTGGATCGGTCCAGCCCACCTGATAACGCTCAGTTGCCTTGTAACGCATGGTGTCGGTCTCGAAATCACCTTCCATCGTCTTCTCAAGGCGACGACGCATCAGAAGCTTAGTGCCTTCTGGAGCATCGGTCTGAACCCACCAGGCGCTTGAATTGGTCAAACGCGACAGCACTGCAGCGCCTTCATCAAGCAAGCCAATTGATTTGACTGGGTTGATGTCGTTGTTTGCATTGCCGGAACGCAGAACCGATTTCAGCAGAACTTCAGCCTGGAACACGTTGCCTGGTGCAACCACCAGCTGACGTGGAACCAGACGAATTTTCTTCTGGTTGTTGTCAACAGCCTGACGGATCTGGATGAGCATCTGCTCAAGCGAGGTCTGGGACAGGTTAGCAGCGGTCGTCAGCAGGTTGCTGAAGGTGCCGTTAGCGATAGGATGCGAAGCGGAGTTCAGTTGAACGCCGTCGCCGCCTGGGTAGGCCGAGTTAAACGCACGGTTCAGCACGTTCGCGCACAGGGTCTCTTTGGTTTCAATCAAAGACTGGGCGAGGTGACGAGCATAAACCGAACCGATACGGATGTGGTCGCCGTCTTCCACCAGCACTTTGGTCAACGCGAAGGCCAGGCCATACACGTTGTAAACATAGCGCTGCAGGAACAACACGCCGCCCTGCTGATACGTTACCGGGGTACCGTCTGGCAGTTGTGGGGCGAGACCAAAGCCGTACAGGACTGGCTCTTCGTGGTAGTTGCGTGGGATACCGTCTTGCTCACGGAAAACGCGTGACCATTCGTCAGTACGTTGATCATAAACGCCGTCAAAGCATTCGTTCATGATTGGTTCAACGATACTGCGGAAGTCAGTACTTCTCATCGGGGCTGCCATAATTCAGTCCCTCCTTTAGATAGCGTTAATCGCTGCAACGTACTGACTGAGAGCAATCTGTACTTGAACGATAGTGTAGTTGTCACCCCAAGCATTATCTGGGTAGGGGGCCAAGTTGATGACGCGCATCACGTTAGTTGCGCTAGTACCGGCAGGAGTCGTTCCCAGGGAAGCGGAGGACAGGCCAGTAGTAGTCGAACCAGTGGTTGGATTGGTAATGTCGTACTGGTCACCAATAGAATTTTGCGCGAGAGTGCCAGCAGCTTGCATCTCGTACACAATATTTGGATCGCTGTAGTAGTACGCAACCAAAGAACCAGTCTGGAACGATTCGTTAGCAGGCCAGAATGGCGAGATACGACGACGACCTGTCGAATCAGTCCACTCAACACCAGCAAACGCGCCTTGAATGGCTTCGCTACCAGAACTATTTTCAATCCAGCCAGCCGTGTTCATCTTCACGGGCGCACCCTTGAAAATATTTGCGGCGTAACCGAGGGATACGTTTCCAGAGGTGGAAACAGCTTGAATGCCGTCAGCAAGTGCAACAGCGCGGTCCAAACCGGATGGATGGAAAGCGGGGCGCATGCCAAACGGAGCAGCAATAGTACTCATATTAGCTCCTAAATGGTTTTATGCTTACGCTCAGGCGAATACCGGAGCAGAAAGCGGCTTATCAATATTGCCCAAGCCTTCGCCTTCGACTTGTCCGAGCTTGCGACCCGAACTATCACGTCCAACCTGAGATTCAGCCTGCACCTTGATCTTGTTAGCCTCTTCCATTGGCTGATCATGGTGAAAGTGAGTCATGATCTCCTGATAAATGTCTTCAGGGATCTTGAACAACAGCATCTCGTTGCACGCAATATAGCCAACATGCTCTCCAGCCTTTACGCGGTGATTTTCAAACCCGTCTATCTCTTCTGCTTTCACAGGTACATAGCCAAGTCGAACCCGCTTATCGATACTGTCGTAACCGTTGGTTGTCGATAACCAGCAAACGTGCCATCCCGGTAACTCCGGGGCATTGGGCAGCGCACTCTGTGTCCATTCATCGCTCCACATCTTCCGACGTTCCTGCGTTGACACAAACTTCTCATCAGATGACGCTCTTTTAGTGTCCTCGCTTGCGCGATCTTCACGGCCACCTGATTTTAATGATTTCTTTAAACGTCCGTCCATAGTTAGCTCCTTGGGTATTTGCGTGATTCACGGGCATAGCGTTGCAGCATCTTCGTGCGGAGCTCTTTGTTCTCCCACAATCCTGCATCCTTCATTGCCCGTACCTTTTCTGGCTCAATTGTGACGTTCACTCTGCCACCTTCTGACATTGTTTCCCGCCCAGACCCAGTCACCACACTCCGAGGACGCCTACTTGATCTTTCGTCATCAGAATCAGTATAACGGTGAGGTAATTGCTTATGCAACCGTCTATTGAACTCTTTCCAATAATCCGGCAATGCAGGGTCCCAGCCCTCTTCGTGAAGGGTAGCGTCGACCACCTTGGCGATCTTGCTGTCCTCATCCTTGAGCCCTGAGTCGTACCAGTCGTTCTCAGCTAACCAGGCATCGGAGTACCGCTTGATCCGTGGGTCATAGGCAGGGGCTTCCTGAGCGGCTTGATTTGCACGCTGCTTTAGATGCCTGAGCTGCTCTACCTTCTGCCGAGCCTCGTAGACGGCGTCTTGAGCCTGGACGCTTAACGAGCCGTCCGAGTTATTGACAGCCTCTTCAAGCTTCTGCTGGGCATACTGCAGGCGTCGCTCTTCGTCATGAATAGCCCGGTCGATCTGAGCTAAATCAGCACCCTGAGCCTTACGCTCTAGGACAGCCAGGCGCTCCTTCATGGCCGCATTTTCGCGGTCAAGCATCTGCAGGCGCTGGTCCTTCTCTACATTGGTTTTCTTGATGTACTCTTTTTTGGCTTTGCGACGGGCACGGCGTGCCTCCCGGACCGGGCTGTCGTAGTCGCCATCGGCGCTTTCGTCATCCGTATCGTCGTCTGCCTCTTGTGCTCCACCTGCTGCGGCGTTTACCGGCTCATCATCGTCGTCTACCTCATCGGCCGGCATAGTGATGATGACACCACCGTCCTTGTCTTCCCGATATTCCAACTCGGCTTCTTTTGCATCTGTACTCATAGTTCCCCCTTAGAGAAAGGCACGCATAGCCATCGGGTCGCCCGTTAGCTTTGCGATAACTTCATGGTCATTAAGAATCATGAAAAGCGCAGGGTCTTCGTACTCATCGTCCCCAGGCACTTTCACTTCCCAACGGTCGCCGCCCCATTTAGGAACGCGGATATAGTCACCGACATTAATCCAGGTACCCTCGGGCCAGTACTCCATCGTGTCGCGGTTCTTATAGGCCAGTGGGCCTAGTGCAACCACAACCGCTACCATGTTGTTCCACTTCTCATGCTCCTTTGTCTCTTCGACTAGGATAATTCCCGCGCTCGTCGCCTTCTTGTGTGTGCGCCGCAATTGAACTAAGATGCGGCCTCCAAGGGGTTGTGCACCGGGATCAACGCTCGGAAATGCCCAAGCTAACTCAGCGTTATCACACGCTACCGGTTCATTCATTTTCATTATCTTCCTTTAGCAAATCGTTAAGAATATTCAAGGCATCACTCAACCCTAGATTCTGCCCGACCATCCTCTGATAAGACTCCCAGTTCACCGCATTACCAGCAGCAAGGGACACAGCAATTTCTCGCTGTTTAGCCTCAATCAGACTGATGAAATCAGAAATGGTGTTCATTTACTTTTTGTCTGTGGCAGGCCTCCTGACGATTTTTGGGCTGAGCTACCGCCTTTTGGTTGAAGGGACGAACCGTCAAGCTTCTCGCCCATTGCGATGCGCTTGTGTTGCGGTACGTTGATACCTTTTTGCTCTTGATCACTCGTTGCCATAATTGCCTCCTGAGGGGATTAAAGATAAAACGGTCTTGTCTTGCTCGTGAGAGAGCTTGGCAGCATCCCGCGTTAAACGGGCCGTCTCGATGCGTTCTTTCATGTCCTGGTCGTTGGTCGCGATGGCCAGCTTCAGCTGCTGGTCTTCCATCGCGATGTCGAAGTCCTGCTTCATCTTGGCCATAGTCTCCTGGGCCTTCGTAGCGGCCTTCTGCGCCTCTAACGACATCTCGGCCTTGTCCCGCTCTGCACGGCGCTGCGTCTCGGCCATAGAGGTGTCTAGGAGGACCTTGGTGTCCGGCGACATGTCCGGCTTGGGGCGGTACTTCTCGGCCATCTGGGTGATCTGCTGGATAACCGGCATAATCCCCGACAAGGTCTGCTGCGTGTCCATGTCTACGTGCTGAGACGCGGCACCAAACAGCTTGTCCACCATCTTCGGGTCTTTGAGAAGCTCATACGCGGCCATCTCCTTACCTAGCGACTGCTCTACGTAGCCGTTCATGCGGCTTAGGTACCAAAGCACGATATGCTGCTTGACATGCTCCATCACCTTAGGCACAAAAGTTGGAGCAATCAACGGATTGGCGCCCAGGACTGGGTTCTTTGCAAAGTCTAGGTGCGCCTGGATGTGGCCAAGGTGGTCCTGCTCAGGGTAGGCCGCGGCCATCTGGCCAATTGCCATCGCCACGTTCTCGTTAGCAGCGTCAGTCTTGACCGGCGAAGGGGTATCGACCATCAACTCGTTAACGCCAGGCACCTTGATCTGCTTTAGGAAGCGCTCGATGACCACCTTGCGGTTAAACAGGTCAGGGTTCTTCTCCATGATCGCCATAACCGCCTGCGTCTGCGCCATTCGCTGCGTTTCGCTGAAGATATGCGGGTCGGAGACAGGAATAACGTCCGTAATACGGGCAAAGTCCTCGCGCTTGATGTCCAAATCCTCAACCATCTCACCACGACGCATATCGTCGAGGTACCAGCGGTTAATTCGGGACAGAATCCGCAGGACACGCCCTTGGGACGTATGCATACGAGCGTGGATGCTCGAAAATACAACCGCGCCCTGCTCAATCAACGCCTGGGTCGTGCCAACAGGCGTGTTTGAGTTAACGTCGGCGATCTTTTCCTCAGCAGTGGTCACGACGCCCTTGGCTGCATTGTTCAACCAGCCTAAAAGCTCAAAAAGCACTGGGCTTGGCGGGTTAAACGGCAGCGGCATAGCCACCTTACGGATGTCGTCAACGCCAGGGGCGGCCTCAATCTCCGTTACCTGTGTGATTTCAATGTTCTGCGATTGGCCAGAGATCTTCGAGCCCTTCAATTTCAACGCAGTCAGCGAGTTATTGGTATGTGCGGTGTCCAAGAGTGCCCTCAAGGCACCCGTTAAGGCTGCAGATAAGCCGCCAATTAAGTGCGGCAGGCCAATTGCATAGGCGCCACGCCAAGGAATAAACTTAAACTCAACGATCCAGTCCAACTTCGACATGGTTTCGTCGCCCTCTTCCCAGTTACGGTACAGGCCGACTACCTCGTTGTCGAACTCGTCGATCATCAGGATGTACGGGGCGCTCTCGCCCTTTGAGTACTTGTCCTCTTCGAGCTCTAACCAGGTATAGATGTGATAAACCCGGCGCACACCGTCCTCATTGTCGCCGGCAGTGATGCCCTCAACCTTGTCATTAGCCTTCTTAGGCTTGGTTGGCTCAGGCTCAGCGGTGGCACGGATAAAGTCGATGTCGCGGTACAGGCCAGACTTGATACGGGATTTGAACTCCATTTCCGTAATATCTTGGATCTCGGTTACGCGCTGGGCTGTGTAGAAGTTAGCCGCGGCAAATGGCAGCAGCACGTTGTCAATTGGCAAGAACTCAGTACATGGCCTGCGTTTTTTTTCGTCATACCACATTTTTAGGTACTGAGAACCGCCTAGCGGTAGCTGCGTACAGAGCTGCTCTTCCTCGTCACGAAACTCCTCAATCTGCTCCGTTAGCTGCCAGTTCATGAAGTCGCGCTTACGCTCAGCGATCTCAATCTTTTCCTTGTCCACCTCGCCGAGGATCTTAGTCCGGGTCGGACCGTCAGGCGGGAACATCTCCTTAATTGCCCGTGAGGCAAAGTCAACGCAGGCCTCAGCCATGACCGGGTGAACAACCTTAGAGGCACCTTGGAATTGGGCACCGCCTGGGGCATCGTTACCTAAGCCGGTCCGCTTGATACCCTCTTCGTATTGCTCGTCACGCCTCTTGCGGGCTTCCTTGTCGTTGTCGATAAGCTTGATATAGCGCATAGCCATCGTCGACACGTCGAAGTCGAAGTCCTCACCTTCTGACAGGTTCTGATAGAAGTCCTCGTTCTCGCGTGGGCCCTTTGTGTCCATCGTCACAATGACGGAACCGTCTGGGAGCTCTTCGATATCCTCATCGTCAAGCTCAAGCTCAACCTCAACCCCCTGCTCATCCTCCTCGCCTTGTGGCGCCTCAGACATAGGGTCTACGAATCGGTCGAACGATGGGTCAATTGGGAATTCTTGTGCCATAGTTTAATCCTGTGTTACATTAATGATTCCGACCACTACCCTTAGGGAGGGCATCATGGATAATGAAAAACGTTGTGCAGTTGTTTCAGGCTTTGAAGAGGACGGCAAATTTCTTGTTGTCGAATATACGCAAGAAGATGGCCAGCGCGTCAAAGCTGGTTTTGAACGCGTACTTTGGATACGCGGATCGAAAGAAGTAAACGAAGAGACCAAAGCTATCCTCGCCCGTGGGCCTGAGTTCGTGATAAGTGGGCAAGGCCGCCCTTACGCTTCTCTTGCTCAGCAGGCAAAGCCTCGCCGGCAGCCAAAGCCGCGATCAAGCCAGGAACCCCCTTGTCACGAATAATGCGTAACGCATTCATTAAATCTTCACGCGTCGGCATTTTCTTGCTTTTCGATACAGACTGATAAATCTCTAGTAACTCAGGGGATATTTCTTGCATGCCGGCAGACAGGCCTTGTTTCTCTGGAGCCCTGAGCCCACCGTAAATATCTAAGAACTGACGGGTCGCAGCGCCGGACCCCTCTTTCTGTTCCCAGGCAGGGCCATAATCTACGTAGTCGCCCGTCTGGGTAGCTCTTCGTGCGTCTTTGCTGCCCATCAGGGCAGACAATTGTTTAGCGTCTTTAACGGCCGGCACATCACCCCAATTTAAGACCGAGACGCCGGCGCCCGTATCCGCTAAGTCGTACTCGCCACCAAGTAATGCCGACGTTAATCCCATTTTTTCTGGGTCGGCTTTTTTTTCTAATGGCAAAACAAGACTGCTTCCCTCTTCGTCTGGCATCATTGCGTGCCACGGCGAACCTCTCTGTGCCGTCATGTACCCACGGCCAGCTTCAGCCCCGGTTAACTGCCTCTGAATATTCCCAGGTATTTCTAAACCGCCAGTTTTTGTATTTGAAATTAATGGAACTTCAACGCCGGACGCAAAACCTGGACTAATTTCCATAGGCTGCCGACTTACATCTGGGGCTTTTAACGTTCCTTGGTAAGGAATATCACCAGAAGGCCGGAAAGCACCCGTCATCGGGCGAGTGGCTATGGGCCTTAACCCTACCGACTGTTGCATGATATCCAGCCCCTGAGGGTCTCTAAAGGCCGAGGACACGCGACTAGAGAAGTTAGACCGGGAACCAAAGGGAGCGTCGATTAGATCCTCCAGATGTCCGGTCCCGCGGCCTGGGACATATTCATGCGTGCTATATGCAAAGGCTGACTCAGGCGGGACAATCTCGCCGGTTTCCTTGTTTATCTTTACGCCAGGGAATACACGTCCCCGGCTTTCCATGCCACGCAAATCACGTAAGTTTTCAAGCCGCTTTGCTGCGTTTTCTAAGTCACGCTGCTCACTAATTGATAAATTTTGAGTCTTTGAGGAAAACGGCGTTGGCTTGAGGCCAGCCAATTGCTCCCCATACCCAGCTTCTCCTAATATGCTCCCGTATTTACCTTCGCCAAGTAACGTAGCAAAATCTGGGGTGCCGCGGATTACATCCGGTGTTAACAGTCCACGCTGGAGGATTTCCCTTGCAGGCAAGCCCGTTGCCCTTTGCATTTCATACAATGGCATAAAGGTAGACCAAGTCGTCTCTTGGGCCTCGGATGGATACATCCCGGCTTTTTGACCCGCTTCCCGCGTTCGAGCGGATGCACCAATATAGCCAGGGGATAAACCTGGGTCGCCCTTTAATAATTGAATTGCTGATGGGGACCCAGAAAATAGACCTTGGTCAACGCCCATGCCTGATGCCATCCACGCATCGTTCGTTACCTTATACACGTCATCGGTAAGATTTTTATAAAATGAATCAACCTTTGGCCCGGATAAAGTTACCTTTGTCGGGTCTGGCGCCGTTAATGCTCGGACAGAATTGTTAGCCCATGCCTCTAGAACCGACTCTTCACCCTTAGTTCCAGCAACCGACGCACCCATTATTTTTCGAATTTCACTTGGGTCGACTGGCCGGCCAGCAGCAGTCCAGTTCTTCCAGGTGTTCAATGTGTTAAGTAGATTCATCTCTACAGATGTCTGCGGCGACATGGCAGCTAACAATGAAGCAAAACGGGGCGCGTCTTGTATACCAAAAACGTCAATTAAAGCCTGCGTTGTTGCGCGATACCAACCACGTTTCGGCTCACCAGCCTTTGCGACGCTGGCCAATTCTTTAGCAGATGGCAATACGTTTAACAGCCGGTCCATTTTGCGAATGCTGTCTGGATCCGCTAAGATCTTCCCAAGCTCCATCGGCGTCATGAACTTCGTCGCGTCATAAACATCAGGCGACGTTTGGCGCACTTGCTCTAATTTTTCTTTCTCAACGTCGGTTAGCTGCTCCTTCTGCTGCTTCCTGAGCTCTTTGCTCGTCTCACCGCGGACCGGTTCTTTCGTCGGGGCTAAGGCGCCTTTCAACTCCCTAGCTTTTGGTGCGCCGCCCTCAGGGGCTACCCCCATCATCATGCCGGACCGCTTCATTTCTTTTTCAAGCAAATTGGCCATAGCAGGCCCAAGCGTTTTA